ATCGTATAGAGCTGCGTCTTCTGATTTAACTATCTCTATTTCTCCACTAGGTCTTGTAGAACTGGCGGATGAAGAGTTTGAAGTACACGGTCCTCGCCTAAACCGTTATTCACTTAACTGGGCTATGTATCTTGGCCATCATTATTCATATCGCCGTCAAGTGGGCGAATCACAGATGGTTCTTAACTACTACCGTGCTTTTACAGACTTTATTCTTAACTTTACATTTGGTAAGGGCGTGCAGTTTCGTAGCCCTAAGCAGACAGAAGCTATCGTTCCAGACTTGCTAGAAAGAGTTTGGGAAGTAGATAACAACAAAGCAACAGTACTTTGGGAAATGGGACAGCAAGGCGGAGTCTCTGGTGACTGCTTTATTAAAGTTGCTTACGAAGAGGCTTACCAAGACCCATCTGGTCGCGTTCATCCAGGCCGTGTTCGTATCTTGCCGCTTAACTCTTCGTTTGCTTTCCCCGAGTTTCACCCTCACGACCGTGAACGTTTAATCCGTTTTAAACTTAAGTACCGTTTCTGGGGCACATCCCTTGAAGGAACACGTCAAGTATTTACCTACACCGAAATCTTAACTGATGACTCTATTGAGGAGTACATTAACGATGAACTCATTGACTCTCGTCCTAACCCGCTTGGCGTTATTCCCATTATTCATATTCCTAATGTCCGCATTTCTGGTAGCCCTTGGGGCCTATCTGATTGCAATGACATTATTCCAATTAACCGTACGTACAATGAAACGGCTACAGATATTGCCGACATCGTTAACTACCACGCAGCGCCAGTTACGGTTATTATCGGTGCTAAAGCGTCGCAATTAGAAAAGGGCGCTAATAAAGTATGGGGCGGACTACCCAAGGATGCTCGTGTAGAAAACCTTGAAGGTGGAGCACAGGGCCTTAAGGGTGCTATGGACTTCCTTGCAATGATGAAAAAGTCAATGCACGAGATGGTTGGTGTTCCTGAAACTGCTCTTGGTCAGGCAATGCCTGTATCTAACACCTCAGGTGTAGCACTAGCAATTATGTTCCAGCCTTTGATGAACCGTTATCACCAAAAAATCATTCAATACGCACACGGGCTAGAGCGCGTAAACGAACTTATTCTTATCAGCCTTGCAGTTAAAGAACCTGAAACTATGCAGGCTAACCCTGGTACACGGTTTGCTCCTCTTAAAGAGGGCCAAGTTCAAGTACTAGATTTAAACGACCCAATCAGCTTCCGCTCATACGTGCATTTTCCACCTCCGCTACCACTTGACAAGTTAATCGCGCTTAACGAAGTTCAAACAATGCTTTCCCTTGGCCTAGAGTCTAAGGAAGGGGCACTTCGTTCATTAGGCGAAGAGTTCCCAGATGAAAAACTTATGGAGATTCGTCAAGAACTTATTGATGACGCTAAGGCCGACGGTGCTCTTAACCTTGTAAAGGGTCAGATTCAGCAAGAAATTGCTCAGTTAACTGGAATGCTTCCAGGACCAGATGGAGCCCCACCTCAACCAATGCAAGGTCCAGAAGGTCAACCTATGCCAGGAAATCCTGGAGCGGCTAGCCCTATCCTTGACGAAGCTCAAATGTTTGCACAAATGGGCGAACAAGGAATAAGACAGCGCCTTGTAACAGAGGCTTACGGAACAAAAATCCCACAACGGCGAGTACCGAACGAGTATGAAAAGTAAGTAGTTTAGCCTGACAAGTCTGCCTAAACAAGCAAAAATTGTTTACTGAAAGACAATGTTTGGTCATATGTGTTATTAAATTGGAAAACGACCCCTAGGATAAAAGGAAGTAAAAATGGATACTACAGAAGTAAACGCAGAGGCCTTTGCAGCCGAAGCAGGAGTACTACCAGTTATTAATATGTCTGATGCTGATGCATCAACTATCAATACGCAAAGCACAAAATTTTATACAGAAGATGACCTTGCTAAGGTTCGCTCTCAGGAAAAAGAAAAACTTTATCCTCAGATTGAAAAGCTAAAGGAAGAAGTCGATGTATTGAAGCGCAGTCGAGAAGAAGAAGCCAGTCGAGTTGCAACTGAAGAATCAGAGCGTCAAGCTCGTATTACTCAAGAGCAAAAAGCTAAGGAAGAGTCTGAACTAGAAGTTCGTGACCTCCTTGCTAAGAAAGAAAAAGAATGGCAGGAACAACTGCAGCATGAGCGTCAAGAACGCGAAACTGCTTTTGCACTTCTAGAACGTGAACGCACATACACAGAACTTCAGACATACCGAGCACAGAAGCTCGAAGCTGAGCGTGATAACATCATGCCAGAGCTTGTTGACTTGATTAGTGGAAACACTATGGAAGAAGTTGATGCAAGCATAGAGAGCTTGAAAGAGCGCTCAACTAGAATTCTCGAGTCGGCGCAATCTGCAATGCAGAATGCACGTCGAGAAATGACAGGAACAAGGACAACCTTGCCTCCTGGAGCCGGACCCTTGGAAACTAATTCGGAGCAAAAGAACTTAACGGCGCAAGATATTGCGTCAATGTCAATGGATGAATACGCTAAATATCGTGGCCGACTCTTGAGCCCTAGTGCTCAGGGGAAAACAAAGGGACTGTTCGGATAACCCAAAAATCCAATACCGTTGACAAGGAGTCAATTTAAATGGCATCAAGCATTACGGGTACCGGCAATCTTGCCGCAGCACCTACAGCGTACTCAGGTACAAATACACAGCTGACTCAAGCGATTCAGACAATCTGGTCCAAGGAAATTTTGTTCCAGGCAATGCCTATCCTTCGCTTTGAGCAGTTCGCAGTAAAGAAGACTGAACTAGGTGTTGCACCTGGTCTTCAAATCAACTTCATGCGTTACAACAACCTCGGCTTTGCTTCAGCACTTGTCGAAGGTGTACGTATGCAGACAAACGCTCTTACAGCGCAACAGTTCTCAATCACAGTAACTGAGCATGGTTATGCTCTTGCTGTATCTGAGCTTCTATTGAACGCTTCATTCGATGACGTAATGGCTTCAGCCTCACGTCTTCTTGGTCGTAACATGGCAATCTATCTTGACCAGTTGTCACGCGACACACTTTATGCAGCAACATCAGTAATCTACGGTGAAGACCGCTCAGGCCAGACAGCAGTTAATGCTTGGTACGCTGACGGAACAACCGCAGCAAACCGTGCTGCTATGACAGGCACTTACTACATGACACCTCACACTGTGAAGGATGCAGTAGAGAGCCTTGCAACAAAGAACATCCCTCGCCTTGGTGAGACCTATGTTGCTTTCGTTCACCCACACCAGTCACGTAAGCTACGTGACAATCCAGAGTTCATTGAAGTAACCAAGTACGCAGCACCTGGTAACTTCATGCTAGGTGAAATCGGTCGTTTATACGACTGCGTATTCATCGAAACAACACAGGTCCTAAAGGTCGCTGGCGGTGCTGGTGCTTCATACACAACAGACACAACAGTTGCTAACCCAACAGTTACTGCTGGTGGTGGATACATCACACCTGCTACAAAGACAGGTAACGGTGGTTCAGACCGCTATGCATCTATCTTCATCGGAGATAACGCATTCGGTCACGCAATCTCACTTCCAGTAGAACTCCGCGATGGCGGTATTCTAGACTTCGGTCGTGAGCACGCACTTGCTTGGTACTCAATCTTCGGACTTGGTCTAATCACTGACCAGGCTGTAGTTATTGCAGAAACCAACTAATTACAATTTAATAGCTTAAATGTTGGGCGGGGAGATTTAAACTCCCCGCCTCAACACAAACTCATTTACTAAACCGGAGGATACAAATGGCAACAAAGAAATCACCAACAGACGTCACAGGCCGTAGCCGTGATGAGCTAGCAGACCAGTTCTCAGATGAAACATCTAAGAGAGCAGAAGAAATGTCACTAGCAACAGCAACTGCCGCTATCAAGGCAGAAACAGAAGTTATTGACGCTACCAAGCCTGACCGTCAGACAGTTATTGTTGACACAGTAGACCGGGTAGGTAAGCAAGACGACACAGTAGTTATCCGTGTTGTAGAAAACATTGAAAACATGACCCTTGGAGCTGGAAACAACTTTAACTTTAAGCCAGGTCAGAAGTACGAAGTTACACGTTCAGTAGCGGAGCACTTAAAAGAAAAAGGCTATTTAGCAGCCAATATTTAATTGGTTAACGAAGCAGCGGGCTTCCCTCCGCTGTTTCGTTTATCAAGTTTTTTTGGCCGTAACCGCTACCATTAGATTAGTTACGTTAGGAGTGGTTAGTGGCTGTATTAACAGACCTAGTGTCTAGAGTAAGGCTTGAGCTAGGCGACATGCCAACTCAGTTTACCTACACCGCAACAGGCGACGGAACTACTAAAGTCTTTGATTTAAAAAAGAAACCTGTTGAAAACACAACCCTATTAGTTACAGTAGCTGGGGCCGCAATAGCTAACCCTACCGGGTACACAATTCAACAAGATTTAGGCATTGTTACTTTTGTGACTGCCCCCGCCAATAACACTGCAATCTCAGTAGTTGGAACCCATTATCGGTACTTTACAGACACAGACATTGCGCGTTTTGTTAACACGGCTGTTGAGCAGCACACCCATCAAAGAACTGACGCCCTGGGTAGCAGGATGAACATTAGCCTTATTCCAGCCGTTGAAGAGTACCCAATAGCTATCTTGTCAACAACTGAAGCCCTATGGGCTTTAGCAACTGACGCAGCTTTTGATATTAATATTAGTTCTCCAGACGGAGTTATGATTCCCCGCTCTGACCGTTACCGTCAGCTAACTCAAATGATTCAGCAACGCATGGAGCAGTACAAGCAACTTTCTTCCGCGTTAAATATTGGCCTATGGCGCATAGAGCTGGGAACACTTCGCCGTGTTAGCCGCCTTACTAACAAGCTTGTTCCTATTTATATGGCTCAAGAGATAGATGACTCTCGTCGTCCAGAGCGCGTTTACATTCAAAATGATTTAAATGGAAGAACACCTACACCAAGCTACGCTGGCGTGTACGACATTACCCTGTATCAGGGTGACTCTTGGTCAGGTGAGTTTGACTTCCCATTTGATGTCACAGCACTTAACTTCAAAGCGCAGGTTCGCACATATCCAAATGCTCCAGCAATTTATGCAACTTTTACTATTGTTAAGATTGACGCTCCAAATGGAAGAATACGACTTTCATTAACTCCAACAGCTACTAAGTACCTACCAGCAAGAGCTTTTTGGGACTTACAAGCCACAAGTGCAAACGACCCAACCTTTGAACAAACATACGTTAGAGGCCAAGTGTTTGTAACTCAACAGGTAACATTGGACTAATATGACAATTCCAGTAAGCAGTCCAATTGTAGTTACAGTAACCCCGCAGGCTGCTCCTGCTGTTACTTTAAATCAAATTACGGTTGGGGGCATAAACGCTCCTTCAATCGCGTACACTCATATTCAAAGTACGTCGTCTAATACCTGGGTCATAACTCATAACTTAAATTTCTTCCCTAATGTGACGGTTGTCGATTCTTCTGGTGCTATTTGCGAGGGAGAAATTGCTTACACAAGCAACGACGCGTTAACTATTACTTTCTCAGGCCAATTTAGCGGCGCAGCTTATCTGTCATAAGGAGACATGAAAAATGGCACGTAGATTTTTAACCTCGATTGATTTAGCTAAGAACGAGCTTCAAAATGCTCGTATTCAAAACTTAGCCGCTGACCCATCTACTCCTGTTGCTGGTCAGGTTTACTACAACACCGTTGCTAATGAAATGCGCATTTACAATGGCACCGCATTTGAAGCCATTGGCCTAAACGGTGTAACAGCTACCGCAGCTGAAATCAACATCCTTGCTGGAACAGCGGTAAGCGCCACTGAGCTCAACTATGTAGACGGCGTTACCTCAGGTATCCAAGGTCAATTAGACCTAAAAGCTCCTCTTGCTAACCCAACTTTTACTGGTGTTGTAGACATTGCCTCTACCGCCTCAATTCGTTTTGATGGCGCCACAGCTGATGCCAATAAGACAACCCTTACAGTGGTTGACCCAACTGCTGGACGAACAATTTCTCTGCCAAATGCTACAGGTACCGTAGCCCTTGTAGAAAACAAGCTACATGATTTTGCCATTGCTACTGCTTCTGTTGACCTTAACAACCAGAAGGTTACAAACCTTGCAGACCCAACTAACGCACAAGATGCAGCTAACAAGCGTTATGTTGATGCAGCAGTTGTAGGTATTGATTGGAAAGCATCAGTTCGTGTAGCAACTACAGCCGACGGAACTCTTGCAACAGCGTTTGCTAACGGTCAAGTTGTTGATGGTGTAACCCTTGCTACAGGTGACCGTATTCTTATTAAGAACCAGACAACTGGTTCTGAAAATGGTATCTACACAGTAAATGCAACAGGTGCTCCTACACGTTCAACTGATGCAGATACTGCAGCTGAAATTACAGCTTCCTTTGCAGTATTTGTAGAGGCAGGAACTGCAAATGCTGATTCTGGTTATACGCTAACAAATGACGGAGCAGTAACGGTTGGAACAACAGCGTTAACCTTTACTCAGTTTACTGGTCTTGGTCAGATTACAGCAGGTAACGGTTTAACTAAGCTTGCCAACACTATTGATGTTGTTGCAGGCTTGGGTATTGTTGCTAACGCTAATGATGTTGCGGTTGACACCGCAGTAGTTGTTCGTAAGTATGCAACAGCTATTGGTGATGGAACAGCAACTTCTTACACAGTAACTCACAACTTAAACACTCAAGATGTAACTGTTAGTGTTTACTCAGCTACTTCTACCTTTGACGAAGTGGAGTGCGATATTATGCACGCCACAGCTAACACAGTTACTCTTCTATTCTCAGTAGCCCCTACCGCAGGACAGTATCGCGCAGTAGTCCACGGGTAACACATGAGCAAAAAAAGCCTTGTTCCGTTAAACGTACTGGCGTCAGCAACTACGCCAACAATCCCAACACTTCGTGCTGGTGACGTTTACTTTAACACCACTGATAATGTTCTTTACAGTTATTCAGGTTCTGGTTGGATTGCTGCTGGAGGTTCTAGCACTACCGTTTTATACGGAACATTTGCGGCTCGTCCAGCTGCGGGTAGCGCTGGTCGTGTATATGTAGCCACAGATACTTTCAGCCTTATTGGTAATGTTGGACATCTTTATCTAGATAACGGAACTGCTTGGGTAAAAGTAGGGCTTCTTCCGCAAGACATTTACGACTCAATCAACGGCGGTGTTGGTTACGCACTTGGCATAGATGCAACAAACCACACAGCTGCCCTTGCCTACACAGATACAAAAATTGCTTTAGAAGTACTTGACCGTAACGTCAATATTGCTAACGCTAAAAATGAAGCTGTTGGTATTGCGCAGACTTACACTGATGCAAGAGAAACTGCAGAAATAGCAGCACGCAATACGGCTATTTCTACACACAGTGCTGTAACTACTAACGTACACGGAATTGCTAATACATCTCTTTTAGCAACGCAATCTTACGTTACAACTGCTGTTGCTGCTAACGCTGTAACTGACCAAGCCTACACAGATACAAAAGTAGGAACTGAAGTTACAGATAGAAACGCAGCTATTAGCTCAGCTATCTCTACTGAAGTTACCAACCGTACTACCGCTATTGCTGCGGAAGCTTCTCTTCGTGTAACGGGGGATGCTGCCTCACTTGCTAGTGCTAACACGTATACAGATGGCAAATTTAGCGCCCTAACCTCTACAGCAGTGCCAGAAGGTACAAATCTTTACTACACTCAAGAGCGTGTACAGGATGAAATAAATAGCACTCTTGTTGCTAGCACAGGGTTAACTGGAACTTACAACGATACTAATGGAACCTACACACTTGCTATTGATTCAACTGTAGCAACACTTACTGGCACACAGACTCTTACAAACAAGACTTTAACTAACCCATACATTAACGACACAGTTGTTGTATTAGCAACCTCTACAGAACTAAACCTATTAGATGGCGCTACCGTTACTACTACTGAAATTAACAAGCTTGCTGGACTTACTGCGTCAACTGCACAGCTAAACTTTGTAACTGGTGTTACCTCTGCTATCCAGACTCAATTCTCTAGCAAGTCTGATACAAGCCATACTCACTCATTTCAACCATCAAGCAATGAACTTACAGCTTTAGCTGGACTTACTGGCGTTGGGTTTGTAAAACGTACTGGAACTAATACATACGCTATTGACACTAGCACTTACGCTCTTGCTACCTCTCCAACAATCAACACCGCTATCATTGCTGGAACATTAAGCTTTAACTTACTTAATACTTTTGCAACTACCATTAACTTTGGTGGCGCATCTACAACTATGGCTGTTGGCTCTAACGATGCTACTTCCGTTTTAACGCTAAATGCGCCTACCGTTAGAGGAAACTTAACTTACGTAAACCTATATAACACAGTAGCAACAACCGTTAGTT